CTTCGTTCTTGATAGTTGCACCAACACCAGTCGCAAGACCCAGTACGGTCTCCAACTTGTTCTTCAACTCATCATAAGTCTTGAACCACTTGGCGTCGTGTGCATTCGGATAGTCTGGTACTACAAACTCGTTTAAGTCATATAGTGTATTGTACACTGCTTCAAGTTTAGTCTCATCTGAACCTAAGTGTGCAGAAGGAGATTTGAAGTCCGACTTATCATAGTTTCTGTAACCAGCAACGTTACGGATCTTCAGTTCGAAGTCAGCACCACCCCAGAAATCAAAAGGATTGACCGGAGTCTCGCCGGGAAATTCTGGTTGCATCTGATCCATGATCTTATCAAAGATCTTCTTACCGAACTCATAGATGAAAGTCTTACCGTTGTTGGCAGGGTTAGAAGGATCATTAATAACTTGGATGTTAGTAACGTAGTGTAGACGACGCTTCTGTCGACGTGCAGTTTCCTTATCCTCTTCGATACCTGAGTTCCACAGACGTGAGTTCAACTCACCTAGTGGGTCGTTCTGACCTAGGGTAGTCAATGAACGTTCGATGTACCATTGTCCGGTTGGACCCTTGAATGCGTGGTCCCAATAACGGACCCACGGTAGGTCTTGACCTTCGGTAGCGGGAAGGAAACGAATCACGGCATAACCATTACCCTGTTCATCAACAGTTGGTTTCCACTTGCGATCGTCTTGGTATTTGTTGGTGTTAGTTGTCTGACCTGATGCAGCGTTTGCTTCAGCGACAAGTTTTGAGATGTCCATAGATTTGGACTTTAGATTTGCAAAAGACATAATATTTCCTTAAATATAAACTTAAATATAAACAATGTATGAGATTACCCATAAGGGCATTACTATTTATACGTCTAGTGTATTCTGCTTTGGCAGAAAATTCAACTGACGTGCTTCACTCTCTAGATGTTCTACGATAGTGGGAGACAGATACTTCTTGATGTCTTCCAGTTCTAATCCATTCTTCTCACAGAGATGTACAATGGAATCCATGTACGACATTCTGTTTTGAAAAACGAAACTCTCAATCATCGCAGAGAATGATTTCTTGGTTAAGAAGTTCTCTTCTGTTTTTTCATCCATTGATTACCTCAATCGCACGGACATTGTCAACGCGGAAAGACCGCCATGATTGTTTGTCGATTGCGAATGCTCGAATCACAGACTTATTTACAGAAAAGTCATCCACTTGACTGACCTTAGACTCCGACAGTTCAGGCATATAGTCTGTCTGGAGAGTACAAGGCATAATGCGTTCCTCACCGTTGACCTTACTAAATGTGACCTGAAGTACGTTTGATCGAAGTTGATCAACTATATTTTCATAACTAAACATAGATTCCTCCTTAGAATCTTTCAAATTCAGAATCTTCATTAGATTCTTCTTCATCAGAGTCGGCGTGTACCGCTTCAAGAAACTCTTCACTACCATCCAGTACTGCAATGGTGTGTTCAAATGCTTCTAGTGTAGCAAGAACATTCTTACGAGTCTCATCTTCTTCATCTAGATTAACATACTCTTTGACGAATGTGTCAAGAGTATCTAAGTATGCACAACGCATATACTCGCGTGTGATAAGTTCCACATCATTACGTGGATATTGACCCAAGTCAATTAGGTTTTCTGGCGTACTGGCCATTAGTTCCATTCCTCATTTTGGTTTGCTTTATATACATCAGAGAAGTGAGTATTGACGAATCGATCCTCATCTCCCCAACGTACATCTGACTTATAGTCTTGACGATCAAGACTTACTACTTCATCAGCAAGTTTTTTATTAGACTTACTGATCTTACTATGCTTCTGAATCTTTAATGCTGCTCGTCGAATCATTGCATAACGTTCTACTTTTGATATGGACATATTATACCTTATAAGTGGGGTGGTTGTCAAGTGGTTAGAATCCATTATTTGGATACAATTCTTCTTTGGTCAATTGACCACGTTTTTTAGACTCTTTCTTTCTGTCTACGTGGGTAGAGGGACGATTGAATCTCGGTGCATATTTTGCGACCGGATTCGATTGCCTCGTAGATTTTTTCTTCATAGTTATAGGCCTCATCTTCCCAAGGTTGTTCATTATATGTGGTATTAACATACTCTTTACCATCAAATGACCAACGGTAAGACCACTCACTACCCTTGCGAGTTAGTCCAGTATGCACCAGTCTACCTGTTAAAATTTGAACCGCATGAACCATCTCATGCGCAATGTTGATTTTAATTTGACGGTCATTCAATTTTGTGCCATGCGTCTCTGCAATAGAGATATCAACCTGATCTTCATCACCATCAGCAAGACCAGCAAACTCTCCTAAAGACTCTACGAACTCTATATCAACAAATCCAGGGAGAGTAGATATTCCCAGAAACTCCGCAACTTTATGGATATAGGATGACATATCATAACTAGGGGACTCTGCAACATCAACATTCTTTGCGTACTTCATTTTAGTTATGCGACCTCACACTTGGATCATAATCACTATCATAGGAAAACAGATTAGACCACCTACGAAGTTTACTGTACTTCTCTTGTCGTGCATCTTCAACCGCACTGTGAGACACTACTTCCCAATTCTGAAGCAACTCTATCATACAGACTAGGTCACCCACTTCCTTGGCGAGACGGTCAATGTTCTTCTTCTCTTGACCGAATCGTTTGACCTTGGAAACCTCAACGATAACCTCGGCACATTCTTCTTGTAGAATAGTGAGCAACTCAGTACAACTATCATTATGTTTCAGCATTAAAATTCTATCCTATCGTGAAAGGGAACTGCACCAGAGAATTCACCCCCAGTAATTTCACGCACCTTTTGTCGGAATCGACTGTCGGACGTGGCAACGTAAGTACCACCCATCATAGGACGTTCTGTGCCTAGGTAAACGGGACGAACAAAACAAGTACCCTTGACATAACCCTCTACCAATTCAACCGCAGGTCGTCCCACGGTGGGTTCAAACGGGCCTTCTACATTCACAACAGTCACCGAAGTGAAGTTGGAACTCACACCACCGTTAGAACAGTCTTTGAACATATCATTACGAAAAATCTCAGCTATCATACCCATAATAAAATTCTCTCTAGTGAAATATTGATTGTTTGACTTCAAGTTCTTGATTGATGAGTTCCATCATTTCGTCATTAGACATACCAATCTCAGATAACGATTGAATTGCAGTACTAGCATCAATAACATCATCAAGAAAAGACTCCATAATATCACGAACTGATTCACCGATCTCACCACAAGTGTACCATTCTAATTTGTACATTACTTAACCTCTACGACCTTATTGTTCTTGAACTCAGTTCCTTCTGGACCAACTAACTTACCAAGCAACCAGAAGTCTTCTGCTTGCAACTTAGAAACATCATTAGAGTAACCTTCTTGAACAAAGTCCGGACCTAACTTATTATAGGTGTTGAGGAACTGAACAGCATCAGTAACAGTATCGAAAGTTTGTGCATCGTGGTGGTTTGACATCTTTGGTTTTGCATAAAACATAATATATCTCTCTCTTCAATTAATTAATCAACTCAACTTTACATAAGACATTATACACTATTTTAGGAAAATGTCAAGGGTTTTTTTCATTTATTTTGCATTTTTTTTCAAGTAAACATATTCACGTTTCAGGAACCACTTGTACTTCGCAAAGTAATCCTTTGCCTTGTAGTCCGGACGTTTACCTGTATAGGTCTCTATCTCATCACAGTGGTTGAACCACATCTCGTTACACCAAACTCGAAAAGTCATTGCGGTCATTATCATGCCTCCAACACATAAGGTTTGTTGTAAGTACCAACGTTGATATCGGTGTAGTGACTTCTGTGGAAGTAGTCAGTCATGATGTCATCTTCACAGAAGAAGTCTTCTCCTTCCATCGCACTCTTCAGTTCAGTCAAGAAGGCAACGACAGTAGGACACTCGTAGTTCTCTTTAATCCAGTAAGGGTTGACTTGAATGTAATCACGAGGTCCATACTCACTAACAGGCAACGCACCCAAGATATCTAACTTACCACTCTTGATGTTACACACCAGAGTACTGTGGTGTTTAACCGCAATACTACCTTTCATCTCGTACTTCTTCAGGACTGCTTTGACTGCGGGAGCTAACTTCTTTTTGTCTTCTTGAGTTACACATGCCATAATCTTTTCTCTCTCTCTTTATCAATTCAATACAAGTATTATACACTAACCACAAATAAAGTCAACACTTTTTTTACTTTTTCTTAGACCGATTTGATATAAGGGTATTCCAAAAAGTTCTTAACCAACCACCCTCTTCCCACATCAACGGGATGTGCTCTCCCAGTGCTTTCTCTTCTTCCATGTGTAGGTTGACATATAACAACAAACTAAGAAATGCAAATAATCCAAGACCGAGTACATCGTATACCATTTCCATCATTTCACCCATACTTGGTTGTATTTCGTAGGAAGAACTTCACACGTGTAGTTATCGTTCTCAGCATAGTTGATAACCTTGACACACTCTCCAGTCGTATTGCTAACATGAACATCGGGCATATCAATAACACCACCAACAGCAGTACAATAAACAAGGACAAGGGATACAGCAACAAGACTAAAAACAGTTTCAGACAAACCTTTCATAAATCATTCCTCTTCTCAATTTCAATACAAGTATTATAGATGTTTTGATAACAAAAGTCAACACTTTTCTTAGACCAATTTGTTATAAAACAATCCTTTCATATAACGGATCTTCTTCCAGAACTTCGAGCAACATCTCCAAACGATTCCTATTCTTGACTAGAGGTTCCTTTAGATAATCAGGCAGTTCTTCATAATTATCATCTTCCATTACGTAGAGGACTCTCTCCAAATCTTTAGTTAACTCATCGTGTGCTTCCATTATTTCATTCATTTGAATTCCTTATGCGACAATTTTTATAGGAGCACGTTGACAAGCTTTCAACCATGCTTCGGGCGATTTGATAGTAGGTGTGGAGACTCGTAACTTTTTTTCACGGAAACATTTCTTCAATGCCTTAGCTTCCTCTCGACCTAGAAATCTTGAGACCAATCGAATCAGACACTCACGGAATCGATAGTCGTGTTTACTGAACCCAGCAGAGTGTGCGAGTTCATGTAAGACAACATACTTGTTCATGCCACTCTCACTCAATCGAATGAGATCACCATAACAGACACCTGACAAAGAGTTTGATCTCATCTGTTCGATCTGGATAGTCTTACATGCAGATCTTAGTCTAACTGCTAGGTCATTTTTATGATTGAACTGTTCCCACAGTTTAGACTTCATTACACGTTTTGCAAACGACTGACATTCTTTCAATGTGAGTTTTTTTGTTATGTGAGGGTACTGAGATTCAAATTCCCATTCTGCCTTATAGGTTCTACTTCTTTCAGAATCTTTCCAACCATGAGCATTCTTACGAACAACATACTCGTAGTATTTGTACGCAAGTTCATCATCCATTATAGTGAGTGCTTCTGTGTAATGGTGACGATACTTTTCATTCCAAATTCGGTAACCCATAATATTCTCTCTAAATTATATTACATCAAAGGACATTGTGTGCATTATGCGCCTTCCCTTCGAGGAAGTTATACTTTTATCACCCGACCACATGTCTATAACGTGGCCACATGTAGTCACCATCTCATCTTCATCAGACGTTAAGATTTCGAAGTCTCTAACTATCTCTTGATTAGTGGTAATCGTTAATCCAGTGCATCTGATCTTCATTTCTCTTTCCTTCTTTGACTTTATATAACTATTATACCACAGTGAGGATTAGAGTCAAGGGGCTATGCAACTTTTTTTCTCTTGGTAGGGGTCTTTTTCTTGACCGGAGTCTTCTTTTTGGTCACTACACTTTTACGCACCTTCGATTTGGGTTTTTGCACACTTTTCTGCGGCATCACAAATTCTTCTCGAAGGAACTCATTAACTGAAAGACCACATTCTCGCAAGACCTTTTGAAAACGTTTGATGTCTTCCATCCACCAACCGTGTGGAGTCTCTAGGAACTGACCGTAGTGGTCCATCACTTGTTCAGAGAGTCTCTCACACTCCTCAGTGTCCTTGTCGAATAGGTACCGTACCTTACGGTCATAGTTTAGTTTGACTATCTTAGGCATTAGGATACATCCTTCATGTAGATATCGATTCGGGTGGGATCCATACCAAGGTCAACCAAGTTCTGTCGGAGACGATCGGGATCTCGAACATTCCATTCTATGTGACGTTCATCGTTTTCATCATACCACTCGACGCACCAAACATCCATCATGCCACCTCTCCAAAAAATATTCCAATGGGTGAACCATTCAGACTACGGTATCCGAGTTCATGAATATCATCAACTCGAACTTCTTCACGGTAACCGTCTTCCCATTTTATTTCGACACTGTCGCGACCAACTTGACGGTCGATTAGACCGTGTGAGATGGGGTACATGGCACCCCAGTTACCTTCAACTTTCTGACCAATCAAATTCATGCTGCGTCTCCAATAAATGCATAACGAGGATTCTTACAAAACATTCCGACTTCATCGAAACCCATCAGACAGAAACCGTCCATAGGGTCGGTACCTGCTTCATACTCAACCAGTTCAAAACCGGCACGGAAAGTATTAACGTCTTTGATGTCTACTGGGATAACTGTCATGGCGACATCGTACTCTTCCTGTGTTAGGAAGGTAGCGTCTTCGTTGGTTTCTGTGTTGTCTGTCCAGTTCTCATTAGTCATAATCAACTCTCTCTTTATCAATTCAATACAAGTATTATACTAGATGTTTCGGAAACATACAAGCCCCTGAACGAAAATAAATGAGTTATTTTTAGAACATTTTGGAATAAGGATATGGATTTTTATTAACTTTCGTTATCTAAGTCCCACCGAACCACATTCTTCCCACGCATGTAAGAGATGAGAGATTCACGACGTTTCCAGTTAGTCAACCATGTCGCATTAGTTCTCTCAGCATCCAAGAACACACCATTGGTAATCACTATAGGTATAATGATTGCCATGTGTACTCCAATACTAACTGGAATGCTGTATCCCAACCACCCAAGGTAGTAGATAGCAATGAGACCGAAGAACGCACTCCACATGGTAAACAGTACAATCATGAGGTATGACTGTAGAACAGGTTCTTTGATGAACCTAAGTGGGTTGAAACGAACATCCATGACATAACGCCAAGATGTAACCAAAAAATCTAAAAATCTAATCATAATAATTTCCTATGTATTTAAGTTTTACTCACCAATATATTCATGCGTATAACAAATTCGGTTTTTATGCATATCTTTTAATTTTTGACTGAACTTTCTATCATTAACTTTAGTCATAGGGATATTCCCCTGTGCATAAAGTTTATCATAGTCACTACGGTCTTGTCGGTTGTGAGCAGTGGGTCTCCATTTAGATGACAAATCTCGATACCCTCCAAGTCTAGGGTGGGCAGTCTTACTGTAATATCTTTTACCTTCAGACAAATGCATCTCACCTATAGCATCTGATAATCGCACACCTATTCCTAACCCTTGGAAGTCAGGAAGTACTACTGTTCGGTGCTCTCTCCAAGCATTTCTAACAGTACCCGAAGGAAAGGATATTACACTAGAAAATCCGACAGGTTCCCCATTCCAAGTTGCGATCCAACACCTCGAACCTTTATGGAGGTCTCCTGTGAGATAGTGATGTGGGCGGAACATTGGCCAGGCCTTGATCCCACAAGGAATGACTTCCACTTGTATGTCGGGTCGCCGAAGTAACCTCCGATTGTCAACGGATTGGGATACTGTATCATATACCCAGTCTGGTTCTAACCATTCGATAATATCGTAGTGGCACGTTGCGAACACTAAGTTTTTGATACCTTGTCTATCGACGTACTTCTTGATTGCAACAGAACATGAACGTGCTACGTTACGATCTACCACTGAAGTGAATTCGTCGATGACTGCACCATTCGTTATACGTCGAGCAAGATCTGCACGGAACTTTTCACCATTAGATAGTACATGGTAGGGTCGCATCCAAGAAGGAATAGTATTAAATCCTACCGCAGATAGTTTTCCTTTTGCTTCCGATGAACTCCCAAAGTGAGAACATACTGCTTTGTTATGATCCCATTCGATAGACTGTTCTTCACCAAACTCTTGTAATAGGGTACTCTTACCTGAACCTGAAGGTCCCACGATAAGACCAATCTTCCATTCTTCTCCAATGGTCGACTGTCTGTCTAGAGGGGATATTTCTAATGGATCAAAATAACTAGTACCATCGAATTCGTAATCGAATGCTCTACTGATCTCATTTGTGATATCATCAGTGACGATACTTACAGATTTCATAAATCACCTATGTAAAAAAACGATGAGTGGGTCCACATACCTGTCAGTCGGAATCTTCGCAAGACATCACTCACCCAAGTTGAATAACATTATACATCATTTTCACACATCTTGTCAAGAGTTATTTTCAACTATCTCTCGTATCTCTTTCTTGTTCAGTTTACGGAACTTACGACGAGACACAGACCAAGACTTTTTGGGAGTATTGAACATATGAATCACCCCAGTTCTCCGAGCAACATAACCCATAAGGTCGGTGCCTTTAGAGATGTATATGTGATTGGTGATTTTATGTTCACCCCAGTCGGTCAACTCTTCACGCCACATGAAGTGACAGGCTTCTTCTAGACTAAGCATACTCATATTTTTCTCCGTAGATATCAGCAAAGATTTTATCAACCTCTTGGGCAGTGAGTGTATCATCAACGACGATACAATCGACATCACCATTGAGTTCCAAGAACTCCATCTTGTCGACGAACACATCCTTGGTTCGGTTGTAGTAGTAAACAAAAGTGTTTTCGGTTTTGTTCCTATAGACGGTCATAGGGAAATACGGTTCCATTATACATTTACCTCAATATTTGAAGACTTCACGTTCATTCGTGACATCGCGTCACTGTCAAGGAAGTGTCTATCCATCAGATTAGTGCCGGTGGCGATACTATAATAGTCAACACCATCGCCTGCAATGTCCTCATGGACAAACACTATCTGACCTGAAAGGACACCCGTTGGAGTGTCCCATTGAATTGTCTCACCAACTGAACCGTACATTATGCCATCCTCTGTATGCCGAAACCATTCTGTGTACGTTGTGGAACAGTACGTTTCTTACGTGGTTTGAAACCAAAGTGATCCATCGCCTCTAGAGGACTTGTCTCATCACTAACGGCAATGTACTCTTCGACAGAAACGTTCTTGACTAGGTAGTTGACCCAAGACTTCCAAGGTTTGCTACCATACTTGAATCGTGCTATGAATGTGCGTTCTGGCATACCGTGCCAAGATGGGTGACAGTTAGGAGATACTTCCTCCATAGTACGTGAACCTTCGAACTCACCTGTGTACATTAAGTACATACCGTCCCAACTAAACTTCTCTTTAACAAATGCAGTCATAATCTATCTCTCTATCAGTCAATTAGGTGTACATTATCTCACACTTATTTCCAAAACGCAAGTAGTAAACGTGACCAATCAGCGATAGTTGGTCATATCATTGCCTTCCTAATAAAGACTTTCAAAGTTCTACCGTCATCTTGATAACTCAACTCTACACATTCATCTTCTGTAATCATATGCACATATAAACGTCCCGTACCGTCTATTACCTCAAAACGGGTCACGCGTTCGTTGTCTTTAGTATCTTCAATCATCCCAT